CCAACCAGCCGCCGGGGTTTCCCCACGCTGATAACGACCCCACTGAAACCACTGGGTCGAACGGCCTGAAGCGGTCTGAGACTCGCTACGCACATTCATGTCACCACGCACACCGAGAGGCCGGTAGCCTTCAGTGATCTTGATGGTCACACCCTGCGCGGCGGCACGATTCAACAAATCCTGCATCACCGTAGCAGTACGAGGCTCAAACAATTCACCCGCAACTTTACGCATCGCACTCTCAGGAATATCCCCATTGGCGAAACCGCCCCAAGCATTAGACATCATGACTCCTAGTTATTTTGATTTAGCGGGATAAGGGTTGTCATCAACAACCTGCTGCCGGGCGTCTAACCATTCCTGCTTAGTAGCCTCACCAGCCTGAAACTTGAAAAACAGCGGGTCAGCTAATTGCTGATACGCGCTTTGCCTTGCCTGTCGCATACTTTCTACCTCGCGGTCATATGCGCTTGCCTCCCATGCTTCACGCTCAGCAATTTCTTGCTCAGTCAATTCTTTCTCAAAGATTTTTATCATCATTTTTCCTAATCGTTGAAACCGTAAACCGACACGAGGCCAGTCATTGCCCCAGATGGCACTGTAATTGTAAAACCGTCATATTGGTTCGTCAAAGTTGTCATCGAACCACCAACCGCCATGATTCCACTCGTGGCATCGTTTGACTGAAAAGCAACTTGCATTGACGTTCCAGCAGCAACCTGTGGCGAATAAACCTCAACCTTGGCAATATTGGCTCGGTTGGAAACGTTCTGCACATTACAGATGGTAATACCCGTTGCAGTTGTTCCAGCATTTACGGTAGTAGTGCTGTTGTCCCGAATGAAAAGTTGAGCCGTTTGGTAACTACCAGAAGACAAATCAACGCCAGCGGCTCGCAGTCGCCAAATGACAGTACTTGTGGCTGTTCCCGTAGGAATGTTAAAAATCAGGCAATAATTTCTAAACGCTGACGTAAAAACGCCATTCAAACTAAGCGAAGTCACAGCCGTAAAAGTAACCGCCCCAAGACTGTTAGCAGTAGCACTAGTACCAGCAAACGCAACGCTTGTAGGGGCAACCGGCAAAAGCCCAGTAGTACGAGAAGTCGCATACCATCCAGCAACATCACGGCCACCCGGATTCGTTGAAACGTTGTAAAGATCGTAATACGTTTCCATCACACCGGTGTCATTCAGCCACGAAACCATGCCCTGAGACGGTAATGGCAATGCTGTAGTCCGGTCGGCAGCCGTAGAAAAGAACATGACAGACTGGTCAACAGCGTAACCCTGAAGGTTCGCAGCGGTAAGAACTTCTCCGCTAGCAAATGCGCGATATCCGAGACCAGCCATAATGTTTCTCCCTAAAAAGCCAAAGTGTTACTATCTAAAATTCCATAATTCGGGTCATCCAAACGGAAAACACCCAAAAAGGTTGCCGGTTCAAATCCGATACTTACATCATACCGCGCAGGGGTCGAAGAATGACTCCACGACGAGATCACAAGTGGCTGTAACAACTGTTTTCCAGACCCGCCAGGCGCAAACTCTACAAGAACCGGAATGCCATAATAAGAAATCGCAGCCAAAAGAAGAGCAGTGTAGCCGTTAACATCTTGCAAAGCAAAAATATCAGGCAGACCTAAAACGCCGTCAAAAGAAATCTGCATTGAATCAGGTCTAAATTGTGGTGAACCGTAGTTGGTTACAAGATAATTTGTAAAACTTGTTTGCTCTAAAAAAGTTGAATAGTTAACGTCATACGATTTTGACGTTTTCCCATATGTTTCAACTTTTAACGCATCGGTGACGACAGCAGTCCCCAAAGATGAAATCGTTGTCACACTATTCGCCACAGTGTCATCACTATAGGCAACACCAAGCGAAGAAAAAGGCAACGTGTAAACACCAGTCGGCGCGTTTACCGAATTTGTTATGTTGGTAAAATAAAATTGAGGAATTTCTTGAAACGCATTTCTTTGAATAAAAATAATTGCGTTTCTTAAAGAATAGACAAACCCCTGCTCTTGAAAAGCAACATCTTGGATCAGCTGTAACGCATCGCCCGAAATTGTTGCAGCACCCAGCGTTGAATAACCCTGCTCCAAACTATATTGAGAAGCATTCAAGCCAGCCAAAGACAATATCCTGGCAATGCGCGCGCCAGTACGCTCAACAGGGGCGGCAGTAGAAGGGATCTCAATGCCCGCAAGCTGACCAAGCGTATCCTTAGCAGAAAGAATGGCAATAGCATCGCCATTCAAATCGTAATCAAACGCCCAACTTGTAACAGTTCCCCAAAAAACTCCAACCGCAAAATTCAAATATAGCCCCGGCACCTTATTTACATAAGCGAGCTGAATGCCCTTACCCGGATAAAGCAAGCCGTAATAAGGCCCAAAAACATCTTCGGGGTTCCAAATACCCTCACGGTTATCAAAAACTATAGTCATCGTCGATGGCGGGATAGTATCAAGTTCACGATTTCGGCCACCCTGAAAAGAAACAGAACGTATCTGAACGCGCGAATCAGTGAGTTCAGTTGTTAAATTACCAAGCCTGCCAGTTAGCGGGTCATTTAATTCGCCTGTATCAAGAATTAACCCATCCGGTGATTCAAGCGATACCCGCCATTCGTAATCATTGGGCATTATGCGCTCGCAAAGACGGGGCCACCAGAACGCTCAAACTTTTTAATGTACGTGACTATCTGTTGCCCAATAGCGGCAGGGTCACCAACACCCGCCTGAACGTTTATGTTGTAATTGTTTGTCGTGCCCCCACCCATCTTGCCCAAACGGTCAAGCGGAATAATCGCCTCCGGCTGACCAGCCTCCGCCACATTCACAATCGAACCACCACGCGACGGCATAACAATGCCGCCCGTAGCCATGCGCGGAATATTAGCAAACGCCGGATTAGCGTAACCAATGGCAGGCAGCTTAACCGTTGACTGCCCTGTAATAAATCGAATTGCAGTAACTACACGATCAAGTGCAGTCTGAAAAGGAAACAACGCGCCCATAATTGCATCAATGACACCCTTAAAGACTCCGCCAAAATCGCCAAGAGCCTTCTGCGAATCACCCAACCAATTGTTAAACGCAACACCAAAATCGGTAATCGTCCTAATAACAAAAGCAACATCAGTGAGAGTCTTAAAAGCGTTACCGGACTCTTCAGCCATGTCACTCAACCCTTCTGAGCCAAGAGTTACCAGATTGTTGAAGATAGGCAAAAGCTCATTCAAAAGCGGGATAGCGTCATTGGCCAAGTTTGTCATCGAATCAAGAACATCCGGCAAAAACTCGAGCATTGCTGAAAAGCCTGCAGAAGCATCCTCAATAAACGTAGCAAACTCCGGCGAAGCAACAAACGCGTCAACAGCCTCCTGAATAACGGGGATCGCTTCCTCTAGTGCGGGTAGGAACGCGCTACCAATCGTCTCTTGGAAATCCTCAAGGATGGCTTGCAATCTCAGGAACGGATTAGCCGCCGCCTCCGCAGCACCCTCGAAGGTCGTCCCCAACTCGCCGAGAAGATAATCCTGCGCCGCGATCTCACCGTTAGTCTCAAGAATCTGGTTGTAAGCGGCCTTCTGCGACTCAGTGAAAACAATGCCCTGTCGAAGCAACTTGCTTAGCGCGCTTGACTCGTCGCCCGCGACCTTCACAAACGCGGCCCCAATGGACTCCACGCTCTTACCGGTGCCCGCCGCCACATCAAGCGCAACCTTCGCCATATTCTTTAGGCCATCAACACCCTTAGCAGCCAACTCAGGCACAGCAATAAACCCGCGAATAATCGAGTTCAAAACCTCATCGTCAACACCCGTAAGTTTTGACAACGCAGTCGTGTAACTGGTCAGTTCTTTTACCGCGCCTTGCACCTCATCAGCCGTCTTACCAAACGCGCCCGAGTTTTTTGCAATCTGCTCAAGCGATCTAGCAACAGATTCACTCTCAGCCGCCGCTTTGATAGACGAAATACCAAAAGCCACAGCACCAGCAGCAGCAGCCGCAAACGCCGCACCCGCAGCAATACCAAAACCACCCGCAACCTTACCCAGCCGATCCAAACCAGATTGTGCCTGGCGGATGCCCTTAGCATCAAACTTGGAAAGAATATTAAGACTGATAGGCATTAGCGATCCATTTCTTCAGTGACCCGACGCTCAAACTTGTCAATAATTGCAAGGGCCGCGCGCCGAAGCAAAGGATACTGAGCGTTAAAATACTTCCACGCAATACGGTTGCCACCCTTGCCCTTGAGTGGCCCAAATTTATCTGTCATCATCGCGATAAAATGCGAACCCTGGGGAGAATTACCAGCACCTCCCGTTCGACGACCAGCAGACTCAGCCGCCATATAACCAGGCGCACCCTTCGGTGAATCTACCTTAATAGCCAACAACGGGGTTACATCGCGTCGGCGTGAACCCGCCAACGAAATAGAAACCTTTGTTACAGCACCTTGCCACAACAAGGCCCGAAGCGTATAACCCCCCATGCCCGACAACGGCGGAGTAACCTGAATGCGAGACTTGATAACACTTGCCATGTCCTGTGCAGTGCCCTTCAACTCTCGACGAAACTGAGAAGCAAGTTTCGGATCAATAGCCTTTAACTGAGCAACCATGTCACGCACACCCTCGGCACGCACATCAAAATCAATCATCAAAGACTCCCTAAGCCAAGTTTACCGCCTACCGCTTAGGGTTATGCTTAGCGATGAGATAACGTTCCATAGTGAAAAGCATCCTCGGAGATAGTTGCACGAGCTCTCGCGGACTGATTCCGGTTTCGCAAGCAATCACGGCCAGGTTCCAATGCACCGAAGTCGCACCCAGCCCCTTTATTTTTTTACTTCAGGAACCTCAACGGCACTAATCGAATCCGCGTAAATGTCAAACTCGAGGCTTGTCGCCTTCGTGCGCGTCTCAGCCGTCCAGGCGATAAACACCAGCCACGACAGGCGCACACCCTTCGCAAAGTCGGCCACGCTCTTGTCGAACTTGTCCTCGAACTTCATGAGGTCGGACACGATGGCCGTCACTTCTCTCGACGAACCGTCCACGAACTTGATGAGTAGGTTGATTGGATTCATTGTTACGCAGTCGCCCTGGTAAGGCCGGCTGTGCCGGCAATTGGCCACGTTAAGTCGCGAGTGGCCAGATCCCCAACACTTCCGCTAATCGGGTTCACCTGCGATACGAGGAAAACACCGGTGTAAGAAGGATTTGTGGCCGAGACAGTTCCCGACGTGGGACGAACAACAACCGTAGCGTTACTGCCGTAAAGGTTGTAAATCGTCGAGTCAACAGCTTCAGAACCAGACGACCCAAAATCGTTGTGGAAAGAAAGCGTGATGCTGGCATCCTTTAGACCACCGACACGAGTACGGAAACCTGACGAACCGCCGAAGGCAGTCGTCTCCACCTCATCGGCTGACAAATCCAGAGCCACGCTGGCGAGGTGATCGCTGAAGTCCACGCCATTTATGGACGTGGTAACGCTGGTCAATACGAACTTACCCATTTTTTATTTCTCCATTATTCTGCGTAGACCTGAACTGCGAAATCTGCGGCGAGATATGTTTGCTCACCTAAGTTTAGCGCACCAAGCGTTGACATTTCAGAAAGGCGCACATCAAAAGCCGACCCGTCAAGTTGCCGGTCAGACTCAACCGCCGTCTTTATCGAACGCTCCCCGTTACCCGCATACGCGTCCAGTTTGCGCTGTGCGTCCCGTTCAGCCACACGACCAACAATCAGTGTCACCGTAAAGTTATAGAGCGTCATGCCCCGGTTAAAGTCCAAATCGTAAGACACGTTGTTTAGCGCGATCACCGCGATAGGTGGTGAGGGGTTGTCCGGAATCTCCGCAGCAACCC